GTCAAACCAGAAGTTACAGTTAAAGAATCAAAAAGAATAGACATATTTCCAGACCCAGTTCCAGTACCTTTGTCAAACTGCAATCTTGAAGCGTTTAGTGTTCCATCTGGAGAAATAGCATAATTAGATGTTAGTATTGGAGCAACTCCAGTTCCAGCTCCATATTTAGACCAGTTTGAAACACTAAAATCTTCACTATAAGGTAATAAATTAGTTCTAGCTGGTTCTAAAATATGATGTGGACATCCTACAACTTTACCATCAATCATTGGATAGTTTAATCTTGATTGTCCGTTTGAAACTTCTTCTATTAGTCCTTGTGAGTTTATTCTTGTTGCTTTACCACTTCTACTAAAGTCAAAATCTCCTACACCACTTGAAGGTAGTACAGAAAACAACTCGCTTCCTTGTGCAGCTGGTATTAATGCTAATTTTGGTTTTGCCATTTGTTTTAGTTTTGTATGTCTTGTATTCCTATTCTATGTATTGAATCTGCTAAACACTTAACTGCTTCAACTTCTTGTCTGTCATTCATATTAAACTGACCTTGTATCATTTCAGTTGATGTTCCAATAGAAGATGCAGTATCTATTGTGTTACCCCACCAAGAACTATCGTATATTTCGTTTGCCATTATCTTTTTCTTTTATTTTTTTAAACAATATCTCCATCTTCTTAACATTGGAGTCTTTTGGTTTATAAATCTTTTTCTTCATACTATCCTAAAAATATACCTCCAGAGAAATTAGAATCTGTATCTGGACTCATCTGCTCATTTGTAGATGTGTTATATTCTGGAAACAGATTGTTATTGTAATCCATGTAATCTAAAAATCTCCTAGTATAAAAGTCAGCAGTCTCATTAACTTTACCCATTAAATGTACTAACTCATCTTTATCTATAGCTTGTTTGTTATCTCCAATATGCTTATAGATACCACCATTACCAATATTATAAGAGGCAAATGGTAAGTAAGAACTTTGGCTAAACCAAATCAACATAGGCTTTACATACTGATTAATTAAATTCTTGTAGTTAACGTTAGCAACATCATCAAGAGTATCTGTTAGTATCAAGTCCTGTAACTTGTCGTATAGGTTTCCACCTAGATAGTTTTGGATATGCAAATCTTGAGCAACCTCTACAAATTGTATTAGCTTATCATCATCTGTATTTCCAGATATAATAGACTTTCTTTTTAAGTCATTTAATGTTATAAATAATGCTTTAGTCGCCATATCTTATTTTTTATTAGTTGGATAAGCCCCTCTGTCTGGTCTATCAATCATTCTTTCAGTCATTTCATTTGGATTTTTAGGTTCTTTTAAACCTTTCTCGTAAGCCGAATTAGGGTCTACTCTCTTATCTCCTTTCAACTTGTATACTCTTAACTCCCAGAAATGATGACAGTTTTTACCTCCTTTAAATTTTAGTAAACTATAATTCTGTCTGTTATGACCTAACTCATTGTTTACACCTCTAAAAGACATCATATTAATATCTTCCTTTCTAAATACTATCTTTCTTTCTGTAAACGTTTCCATCTTCTTGCAGAAAGTTCTACTGTCTGGAGATTTTCTTACAGGCATGTAAGCGTATCTAACTTTATAGATTTCACTATCTTCTTTAGATGACTTGTTGCTAGACTTAATTTCAGCCATTTTAACCTCACTTAACTCTTCAGCATACTTCTCAGTATGTATAACCTCCCAATCATCGCTTATAATCTCTCCTAAGCCTTCTAATTGCTCTAACATACTATCTCCTTCTTCGTCAGAAAAGTCTGTTGGCTCTTCTTGAGAACTTAACTTCTCTCCTGTTTCTTCTTCTCTCTTAATCTTAGTAGAGATGTTGTCTAATTCTGTAAACTCAATAGGTTGTAAAGTAACAAAGTATAAGTTTAGGTATATTCCGTTTATAGATAATATCTCACAGAAGTCATCTAATAAATCCTTTTGGAAAGGTCTAATAACAAAGTTATCCATAAGTATAGATGCAGTTCTTAATTCCTCTGCATTGTTACCAAAACCTGTATTGTCCTTAATACCTAATAAAATAGGAGATACAATTCCGTGTCCTAACATTATCTTCTCTCTACTCTCATCAGCTAAGAACTGATATTGTGCATGAGCATCTGGTAAGTGTATAGGGTCTATAGTTGCTGAACTATCTTTGTCTTCATTAAAAGCTATGATTGTTCTACCTGCATTATTTGTTCCTCCAAACTTATCGTTTATCTTGCTTTCTATTATTTCTTGAGTCTCCTCTGGAGGAATACCATTATTGAAATTAATAAATAAGCTAGGCTGTAAACCATTTTTTATATTGTTGATATGGTAGTTAGATACCTCTACTTCCAAATCACAGTACTGTAAACATCCATGATAGTCACTAGGAGTATAATACCAAAATCCACTTTGATAAGGTTTAGATACAAATATCTCAGAAGTTTCCTTCTTACCACCTTGACCAAAAGCAGGTATTCTTTTAGGCTTATCTCCTCTTTTGTACTCAGACCAGTTAGGATGATAGTACCAAGCTTTTATAATTCCATCTACAGCTTTCTCAGCTCTAAGAGTTTCTATTGGAAAGTGTAATGCTTTTAGTACTCTCTTTTTAGTTTTATTGTAAACAACTTGGATAGCAGCCATTCCTAGCTCTTTCCTATCGCTTACTATTCTTTTAATGTCTTTAGGTTTAAATATTAATTGAGTCTCTGCCCATTCTACAGGCTTTTCTTTACTATCAGTACATTCTAAGCCTCTACCATAAATCATGTCAGATATACCTTTTATACATCTTGAGTTCGTAGGACTACCTAAATTTAAGTCTATTAGTCTACCAAAGTGATTGTTGTCTTCTCCCCAGCTAACCCAATTATCTCCTTTTCTTTCTATAGCCTTAGGCATCTCATAGGTAGATAGTTCAACAATACTAAAGTTCTTAGTATAATTCTTTGGCTTACTTACTGAATAATTCTTTTTAATATTTATTTTACCCATTATATTGTTATGTATTTATCATCGCCATCTGTATCATTCTCTTCGTAATAGTCAGTACTTATAGTATGGTAGATGTCCGTGTCTGTTTGACTTGTAACGTATATCTTATCTCTATACCATAAATTTGCACCTCTAGTCATCTCTAAAACATAGGCTCTTTCAGCTATAAACTTATCTGAAGAAAGAGTTATATCTATGTAATCATTATTGACTGATGCTGTAACATCTGAAATTGTTACTATGTTGCCTGTTCCGTCTTCTCTTATTGTAGCATCGATACCTGTTGTATCTAATGTTCTAGGTAAGATAGAAAAAGTTTGTGAGCTTGATGTTGGCAATAAT